CAAGTTTACATTGGCTAAAATTGCTAGTGTACGTTGCATAGTCTCATACGCGGTCATCTCAATAGAAAAGTAAAGACTACTATTTCCAGACTCATACTGATTAACAAAGATATTACTACTAGTAATACTTTTTCCACTACCCCTTTTGCCTCCAATGAGGATGAGTTCTTGTCTAGCCACACCACCAAGTACAGCGTCAAAAGTATTATTAAGCCCAAGATAAACACGTTCTTTTTCCAATTCTTCAGGATGTTGAAACATCATAATATCAGCCATAGTAAAGACTTTTTCACTAGTGTGCGTCTTCTCTTCGATTGTAAGTGCAATCGTGGCTAAGTTTTCTTTTATCTCATTCGAGTCGTAAAGCGGCAGTTTATCCACAAACTTGTCCAGTAATTTTACTGTTTCGTTTTGTGTATATTGATCAATAAGTGCGTCTAGAGCTATTTCAGCACTTACATCTGGAACGTCAGTTAGCTTTAGTGTTGCTAGAGTTTTTGCTGCCGGGCCTTCTCGCAGTGTAAGTTCTAGGTCATCAAAATTAGGAATTGCATTATATTTTTCATAATGCTTATTGATAACACTGTACAAGGACGAGTAAGCCGGATCTAAAAACACTAGCTTCAATTTAGCCCAAATATCTAGGCTCTGCTCTTGAAGCAGTTTATTTAAGACTACGGCTGAAACATCCATATTAACCTACCTTAGATTCATTATCTATAATTACCTGGTCTACAATTTCTGTTACTTTGTAAATAATTTGATCACGCAAGCGTTTAATGTCTTGCTGATAACTAGTACCCCTGTCAAACAATAAGCTTAATTGCTCATGCGTAACAAGCTGTTGTAAACCAAAATAGATATGATCATAGGCCATTGTAGACTCAGGCATTACTTCTACTTGAGCTAAACGGCCATAGTTATGTACTGCTTGCTTTACTACTTCTTCGACAGTAAACGACTCCGAGTCGTGATATGTAATTGTAACTTTCATTTACTGGTTTCCAAAGTAAAAAAGGCCGGGAGCCTGTAAAAAACTCCCGGCCTTACTGCTTATGGACTATTAAGCAGCAGCTTTTGCTTCTGCTTTGGCTTTTTTATCAGCGCCTTTATAGTCAGCAACGTTGATGCCGCGACGGGTAAGCAGTGTACGCAGACCACGCTCAGTTTTGTCAACCGCAGCTGCAATTTCTGCAACAGTCATACTGGCGATACGCTCGCCAAGTGCCACGATAGGATCAACCTGATCTTTAGCGTGCGACTCACGCTGAGCAGGGATCTTTGCAATTTGGCCTTTACGGGTCAGGCTAAGAGCCTTACCACGAACCGACGCCACGGTTTTGCCAAGTGCCATAGCAATATCTTCGATATAGCTGCCACGCTCGGCCATGGAGATGAACTTTGCCTCTTCCGAATCAGTGTAGCTGCGAGCAACTTCCACTTTTTCAGCAGGCTTAACACTGCCAGTCAGTTCCAGTGCAAGCAGCTTGCCCTGAATTTGTTTTGCAGTAAATTTACCGCCAGCAAATGTTTCTGCAATTTGCTTGTAGGTAAACAATCCAGGATTACTAGCAACAAACTGATGAAGTCCGTGGCTTTCTTCTTCGGTAAAAGCACTAACTTTCTCTTTAGCCATGCTAGCAACTTCGCGATCCAACTGACGCAGTTTGGCGGCTACACTACGGGTAGACACATCCAATGCTTCAGCGGCGGCCTCGACACTGTGAGCCGATACAGGGGACTCGTTTCCAACGATTTGCAGGAGTTGAGCCACGGCTTCGTCAGACCATTTTTTACTTTTTTCAGTCATATATTTTCTCGTTTAAGAAGTGTGATAAGTTTTCGATAATTGTAATGCCGAGCTGGTCGGCTTTGGTACGTTTTGAGCTGCCTTTATTATCTTCATCAACTAGATAATTGGTTTGTTTGGTTACTGTTTCAGTAACTTTGAATCCAGCTTCTTCTAGCGCTTTGGTGGCGGTTGCCTTATTTTTAAATGAAGTTAATTTACCAGTTATGCAAACGCTTTCGGCAAATACATTGGCTACTGGCTTATTGGTTGTTTTGAAAGAGAATGGCAAGAACTCCTTCATTTCTATGAAATCTGTCTCTAGCCAAGAGATTAGATTATTAGTGACTTTTTCTCCTAAGCCTGCTTGACGACACCGTTCGGGGGTAATATCTTCAACGGAATCTACTACTTTGGCGACTTTTTGTGCCGCTGTGTTACCCACTAGCGGAATACTAAAGGCAGGTAGGATGGTTGCTAAATCACTGTTACGAGACCTGTCAATTTCATCTAATAACTTTACTGCGATCTTTTCACTACCCAGTGCGTCAATAATTTGATCAAGTTCGAGATAGTAGATCTCAGTAATATCAGTAAGTTGAAGTTTCTCTAGTGTTCGAGCACCCATGCCCTTGATGCCTAGTGTTTTACAAAAATGCTCTAACTTTTTGCCCAGCTGTGCGCTACAGGCTTGATTACGACAAAAAAGTTGGTCATTAACAAGCTCAAGGGTATAGTCGCAACACGGACAAGTAGTTGGAATTTTGATTTTCATAAGGCGTTTTTCAAATCTAAGAATATATTATACAGTATTAGATGGCGTTAATCAAGTCCAAATTTTCTATGCCTCTACCTTGTGCAATACGCAGGGAATAATTTCTCCTGCCCTGATAATAGCAACGGTATCTCCGATTTCCAGGCCTAGGGCTTCAATGAATCCTGGATTGTTAAGGGTGGCTCGACTTACCATTGCATCGCCTACTAGCACAGGCTCAAGAATTGCCACTGGAGTTACTTTGCCTGACTTACCCACCTGCCATTCAACTCCCAGCAATTTAGTTTCTACGTGTTGAGCACGCTCTTTGCGAGCATAAGCACCACGAGGATGTTTGCTAGTATAGCCTAGCTCTTCAAACTGGTGATTATTATTGAGTCTGAATACTACACCGTCTGTGGGATAGATTTTTTCCAGATCAGTTTCCTGAACTGTATTAAACCCAAATTGCTTAAGCATACGCATATCTGCGTCGTAGGTTTGACCGATAAAAGGCTGAACGCCGTATGCAAAGAAAGTAATTGCACGAGTTGCAAATTCACTAGTATCTTTAAGATTAAGGGCACCAGCAGCATAATTACGGGCATTTGTGATATGACTTGGAGCCACAATCTCGCCAGTAACTTGAAGCACGCCAGCATACCTAATAGTATGCGGAACTAGACTAGCACTGCTAAGGAACTTGTCAGTGATAACTTGACCCTCAACCCCATCACCACGAGTCAGTGCCTGCACCAGTTGGCCGTCTACATAGAGCAGGCTAACAGCAGCGCCGTCAAGTTTAACACTCATGCTAACGTCACCCATGCCTGCTATGGGATTAGGCTTGCCCTCATCCTCGTAGTGCTTTTGCAGTGAGTACATTGGATAATAATGCTTAGCTTTGGCACCAGCAACTTGCGCGCCTACGGCTGAATATTTGGCAGTTTCAGCTAGGCGATCAAATTGCTCGTCACTAATAATAGGAAAGCCGGCGTAATAGGCTTGGCTTGCTGCGTCTAAGTATTGTTTAAGGCTCATAGATTTACTGCAAATTCCAAAAAGAGTTTGTTGTGATGCCCGTCATGCCAGTAGTACAAATCATCCAACTCATACCACCACTCCTCGCTTTCTGGATGGCAACCAACTAAACCAAGATTGCCTTGATAAATAGCCATTGCATCGCCGTTTTTGTAAGTGGCAACTACATCACAGTCTTGAGTTCGGCCGATGAATGCGCACCCATCATAGAAGTACATATCTTCGTGAATGCCATTCCAGGCTACTAGTGCAGTAGTTGGTTCTTCACTAGTGATTTCAGCACCTGGGCGACGGACGTATTGTACTGGCTCTACTTCCCATAGAAGATCAAAGTAGTTTGCGCCAGCCCAGTAAGCACCCATGCAAACGCCTAAATACTTGCCACCATCTTGAATAAAGTCACGAACAATTTCAACGTGATCTTCTGTAAAAATCACATCAAACTCATCAGCATCGCCAATACCGCCAGGAAAAGCAATAATATCTGCTTGGCTCAAGAAGTCGTCTGTGAGATCCTCGATACCAAACAGTTTAATATTAAACCGCGTTTCAAGTGCAGCTTCCATAGCCAGCGCACATTCGATTTCGCATACTGGATCATGTACAAAAATAGCAATTGTTCGGTTCATAGCCTTTCCTCAGTAAATATACAATATTATACCATTTTAGCGGCTTAGGGTCAAGTGCGTTTTTCTAGTATCTGTTTAGCGTAGGTTTCTATAATTTGATGACCTTCAGCCTCGCTACAAATTTCCAGCAGTCCATCTAGGAGCGCATAGATATTTTGTAGCGAGGCAGGAATACTTACACCTTCACGACTAGGAATCCAGTCACCTTCATAGCTTAAAAAATATTTTCTAAGCTGTAGGTAAGTAACGTCCTTGAAATCATTTACCACTAGTCTAACCTGAAAACCTTTATCCATGTTTTCTTCGATTAGTCGTTCATAAAGTATATTTGAATCCATTATACTTTAACCCCTATTTCTCGCAAGTGTTTAAGACTAGCTAATTCACAAGCAGGTTGATATGCACTTTGCAACCAGCGATCGCTAAGCAGCCACACTCTGTAAATCCAACCATATTCTGGATGTGTATGTTCTGCTTGTATTTTGCACATAGAATCATAACGAGCACTATATACCGTTTCGCCTACAGTGAATTTATCCTGCATTGCGCCTTCAGGAATCAATTCTGGCTTAAAATAGTCAGGCGAACTTTTACGAATAGGTACGCTATAGCGCTCTAACACTTGCTTAATAAGTTGTGCACCACGATAAGTGTTATTGCTAATTTCGCTTATAGTTTCGCCACTAAGATAGCTTTGAATTATAAACTGTACCTCGTCTTCTGTAACTGGCTTGCCGCGCTTTTCAGCTCTGCGTTTAGCAGTTTTTTCTTTGCGATCCTTGTGGGTTTGAATAATTTGATCAAGCCTGGTAGTATTATAACTCATGCCCAGGATTTGACAAGCATCCTTTTTAGTAATAGGCTTAACGCCCTGCTCTTTGGGTTCAAGCAGTTCAATGACTCGCTCAATATTAGCGTCAGTCATACGTTCTTGTTCAAGCTCAGAGCGTTTTCTAGCCATGATTACTCCAGTACAATAAAATTAATACGAACGTCTTGTGTTTCGTAAATTTCGTCAAATAGTTCATCTACACTATAAAATTGACGAGTGTCATGATAGCTCATATAACCCTGATCACTAACAAAGATTTGAGCAGCTTCAAATTCATCAGCAGCTTCAACTACTTCTTGATAAAGATCACTGCCGGGTTCAAAAGCAGCAAAAACAAAAGTAAGCATATTAACTCCTTAAAATAAGAAAGGCAGCACTAGGCTGCCATCTATCATGCTTTAAGCACACTCAAAAAGTAAACTGCTGCTTTACCAGTCAGTTTGCTCAAAATATCCTCGTCTACTGGGCCGCCCTTAGCCTCGATTGCTGCGCGAAGGTCAGCAATACTAGACTCCTTAGATACACGCTTAGGTGCATCGCCAGCAGCCTTCTTATCACCACTAGGCTTAGCAGCAGTATCTTTTTTAACATAGACACCAGCTTGAACCAAAACCATACGAACACCGTTAGGTGAGGCTTCGATTTCTTCAGCAATATCCTTAATGATTTCTGTACTAGACTCAGGCGTTGGCTCTGCGTCCTGATACATTTTAATTACTTGCGATTTGAGTTCGTCATTCCATTGCGTCATTGCGGTTCCTTAAATAAGTTCGGTAGTTACATTAGTCATTTTACTGGGGGTAAACTGACGATAGTTGTGCTTTAGATCGTGCTTGGATACAAGCAACATCAGTTCCTCGTGCTGACGATTTTTCAATTCGCGCATCTCACGAGTAAATGCTTCAAATTCTGTTTCAGGCAACTCACTAACATCAATACCGGCTACGAGCTGTGTGGGTTCTTGCGTAACAAGTACAGCACGCTCACTTTTATCACCATTAGACTTTGTGTACATAAATTGCATAAACTTCATTTGTGTTCCTTTATTGCGACAGAAATAATATTATATCAGTAGTTGGCTAAAGATTCAAGTTTAATTTTCTCTGACTGCTTTTGAAATGCCTAAAAATGCAGCACTAAATAGTGGCGGAAATACTAACAACCAGATTACTAGTGGGGCCAATACAGCATTTATTACAAAGAAAACAAATAGACTAAGTAGTGGCGACTGAGTAAAAGTATTATCTATGCCATCACGTTTAGCCAATGCAATAACTGGCCAAAACAATTCATAGATAAGTGTTAGTGAAGTTGCTAAGCAAAAGATAGCGTAGTATTCAAATGCCCCCATGCAAACGATCTCCCAACTTAAAGCTAACTTTGAGATCGCCTAAAGTTTTGGGATCGAATTGCGTGCGTAAACTTGCCAGTGTTTGATCAGCCAGCTTTTGATTTGAATTAAAGATTCCTGGTGGACAACTACCGCAAACTTGTTTAAGTAGTTGTGCTGTACGAATCTTGGTTTTAGTCCATGCCTTAGTTTTTGGAGTCTTGCGACGATATTTGATATTTTTAAGTGCCGCTTCAATCTGCTTGTTATTAGGATTACGCTCTAGTGCACGTAGCAATTTACGTTCGCGATTAGTTTTCCAGGTTTGTTTAGTTTTGTAAAGATCGTACTGTGCTTGCTTTGACTTACTGGAAGTTTTACCTGCCATATGTGTATAACCCGGTTATGGTGTAGCTACCATCATTTTGTTGATCAATGGTAACGCAACCATTTTGTTCTAAATATTCTAACATTTCAAATACAGCGCCGTAATTATTAAATCGAACGCCATGTTTTTGAAATAGTTTGCCTAAATTTACTAAATATTCTAGTGTAACTATTCTAGTATTAGTTTGTAGTTCGTAAAGCAATTCCTTAAATGGATTACCAGTCGGTTTGGTCTTCATGAACTATTACTCGCTCGGCGGTACAATCTTCCAGTTTTTCTCTAATTTTATCAGCTTCACATATAGTGTCATGCTGCTCTTGAATTTGTACTAGTGCGGTAATGAGTTCACCAATAGATTGAATATCAATTGGAATCTTGCGATCACAACCGTCAAAAATTAAGAATTCGTCCACACCACCAGCATTACTGCCATACTCAATGCCATAGTAGAACAGGTGATTGTGATGACCATCAACCTCAAACATACCTGAGGTGTCAATTACCTTTTTACGCTCTTGTGAGCCAAAATAAAATTTCATTTTATCCTTTTTGTTAAACAATACGCGACAAAAGATATTATAGCAAACTTGTGCTAAAAATTCAAGTAAATAATTTTACTAGTGGCAGGGATACTAGGATTCGAACCTAGAATAACGGAATCAAAATCCGTGGTGTTGCCGTTACACTATATCCCAACTGTTTGGCTCCCCAGCGTGGGATCGAACCACGGACCAACAGATTAACAGTCTGCTGCTCTACCGCTGAGCTACTAGGGAATTACTGGCGGAAAGTATAGGATTCGAACCTATGCGCCCATTTCTGAACGACAGTTTAGCAAACTGCTGCCTTAACCACTCGGCCAACTTTCCTTAAAACTGGCCCGCCCTGAGAGATTTGAACTCCCGACACCGAAGGTAGAAGCTTCGTGCTCTATCCAACTGAGCTAAGGGCAGGTATTTGGTGGGCCCAACAGGACTTGAACCTGTGACCAATGCTTTATGAGAACACTGCTCTAACCAACTGAGCTATAGGCCCAGAATAAAAAGTCCCCAGCAGTGCTGTTCAGCACACATCTGGGGACGCAAACTTAATCTTCTTCGCTATCTAATTCCATGAATACGTCTACTAGAATATCACGATATGGTTGATCAACCATGTGTAAGTCTAGAAGATAAGTATCTAGATGACAGTTGCGTAACAGTTGCGCATGATACATAAACTGACCAAATGCGTCTACGCTTTGACTAATATTTTGATTAGCATAATCTTCCAAGTATTGTGCTAATACATTAAGCATATAGTCCTGAATATCAGATTTTGTAGTGATGTTAATTAACCTAATGGCTTTGCCCTCACGATCACGCATAATCTGATCGCGCTTTTGCGCTGCCCAAGTTTGGCCGCCATCACCGCCCCACATATCCCAGGCTACTCTGCCCTTGCTGGGAAAGCCCTCTTCACCACTGTTAAATCCAGTTGCCTGCTTGTCAACTTCATGGCGACTGAAAAAACTGTGCATTCGCAGCACAACACTAGCACTTAGTGGCTCACGGTTTTTAAGTTGATTGGCACGAGCTAAGCCTACCAGCGTACCGCCTGGTTTGCCCTCCTCATGCCACTTTAGTGCACGTTTGGCTGCACTTGCCATGCCACTAGTGGGCGTATAGGTTTCTGCCATAATAACTCCTATGGATTAGCTAGGAAAAATGCAAAGGCAAATCCCAGCGGTGTCATCGATCGTAATTCTTTAGTTCGCTCTGACTTGCCACCCAGCTTCATTATCCACGAATTAGGGTCAGGCTCAACTGGAGTTTTAGGCAAATCACGGTTAAACTTGCCCCATAATCCAGTTTTCTTGGTATAGGCATCGCCAAACCAGTGTGGTTGAAAATACCAGGGATCGCCTAATTGTGGACGCAACTTTTGTAATCTGCCAACTGGATTTTCCAGTGCCCAGAAGTGTGGGCTATAGTAGTCTACTAATTCTAGTGTTTTATCTACTAGAGCCAAACTGGCTTGGGTTCTGCCATCTAAATCTTTTTGTTTCCAATACTGTGCTCCGCTTCCAGCAAAATCTGTACAAGGAGGAGCTGCCAATATTCCATATATTGTATTAGGTAAATCATTGGGCGTTAGTTGTAGTATATCAATATCGTGTTTAATATCTACCTGTAAAACATTGTAACCAGCTTCACGATAGTACTTAGGCCAATTACCGCTGTAGTCGAACAATGACAAAATCGTTTTCATAATATAATCTCTGCATTACTGCTAGCCGTTGTTCGTTTGTATAGGCTTGCCAATCGGTAATTTCTTCTCTGGTCCGGCCACAACCCACACATCGCTCTGATTGAGGGTCAATCTTGCAAATCTGTTGACACGGAGTCATCATCATTTTTACGCCTAGCCTCACAAAGTGCTTCTACTCGGTTACTAACTTCTTCACTGTGCAACCACAAGTCTTTGTTTTCTAGGAGACTTTCGATTTCTTTGTCAGTTAAGAAGTCTTTGTAGATATGTTGCAAGAATTGACGAGACCATTCACGCTCAAATACTGCCTGATCATAGATCTCGCCGCCTTTGCCAAACATTCCACCACTGTAGTTGTGGAACATAAATAGGCTGTGTGGTGTAATCTCAAATACATCTGCACAAAGAAAAACCATAGTAGCAGCACTAATACAACTGCCTTCAACACTGCATACTACAGTAGCCTGAGTTTCACTTAGCACACGCATAAATTGTATTGCAGTATTAAGATCACCGCCACTACTATTAATATAAATCTTTACTACATCTTGGTCACTAGCACTACGAATAGTGTTAAACCACTCAATGTAATCTTCTGGGCCTGTAATAAGGCCGCTTAGGTAAAATTCGTAAAGTGCACTAGTACACTTACGAAACCCACGACTAATGCCGGTGTCGAGGATAAATTCATTATCTGTTGCGTTTTTAGTCATAGGAATATAAAATAAAAAGCCCCCGTTGATTACAAGGCGGGGGCAGACCTCGGCATTAGCTTATGCAGCTAAGGCAAATACCTCATCGTTGGCATTTATATAGTTTGCTTCTTTTGCGGAGAGCGCCTACCGAGTTGTCCCCT